ATGCTCACGACGGCTGATCGTACACGCCGATCGACTGCGGCGAACATCGCCTCCATCTCGGCCGCAGGCCGCTTGCCGGCTTCGATCTCCCGGTTCATCGTCTGGAGTTGAGCCTGCGCACGCACGAGGGCTCCATGGAATCCCCTCTGGATTTCCATGGACATCCCAACCAACTGATCCTTAGCGGCAGCGAACGGCTTATTCAGCCCCTGGGCGGCTGACATCAGTTGCTGGGACTTCGTGACCGCATCCTTCAGGTCTTCGCCGCCGATCACGTCGATGACGGCCTGGACGTTGATGGCGGAAGCAGTAGTACCGGAGCCTATGATCCGATCGACGAGGGCGTCTTTCTGGACATCGATGCCCAGGTGCACTCGGATCGATTCGCGGGCTTCCGCCCGAAGACGCTTTGCCTCGACAATCGCTGCCCTATAGGCCACGGCGATTGTCGCGGCCCCGCCGTCCCCCGCTGCGCCGCCAGCGGCCTTCATGGCCGAAATCTCTGTCTTTAGCTCTGAAACCCTGGTCTTGGCGGCATTTAATTGCTTCCCCAGGCCCGCATCAATGATGTTTAACGCAAAGTCGACCCGCTTATCCGCGGTCATCGCGCGTAGCTCGCGGACCTTCTCGAGGCCGCCGACCTTCACGATGACTGCGAGGTCTTTCGCCTGGATGCCCGAGAGGGCGGCCCGAAAGTCGGTGATGCTCTTCATCCCGCTGGTCTTCACTACCAACGCGATCTGGGCATCCTTCAAAGTCATCAGCCGCTGACGCAGGGCGTCTACGTCCTTGATGCCGCCCTTAAAGCCGTTGAACGACAGCGTCATCGAGGCGGCTGCTTGAAGCGACCGCTCGAAACGCTGGATCGGCGTATAGATGCTGTCGAGTGCCCTTGCAGCGTCTCTCGACGCGGCGGTCAGGTTGCTCTGCACAGCCTTGGCAAATACAGATACCTCGCGAGCCGACGCACTCAGCTTGCTGTCGAAGTCCGCGGTGTTCGCGGATACTACAGCACTGATCTTTCCGAGGTATCCTGCCATGGTCTCACTTCAGCTGGTTGAGTTTCTGTAACTCCGCAATCATTTCCCGCTCGCCCTGAGCCGGGCGAAAGGAACTCGGAATAAACGTCGACTCGTCGGGTACATCGCCTCGCTTGTAATTGCCAGACGCACACATAATGATCCGACACAGCCTCGCGGTTTGCTGCCACGAGTCTGGGAGGGGCCATCGCTGATCGTAAGCGTGCCATTCGGCTAGCTCCTGCGAATCAACTTCGCAGAGCAGCCGCTTGACACTCATTCCGAAGCAGGCTGCGAGCTTGAAGTAGAATCGCCGCTCTGGACGGACGGCGAACCTTCCCCCAGGTCATCCACTGCCTCCTGAGAGAATGCGTTGAGCTTCCAGCCCGCCTCAAACAGTCGATTGATCACTACGGACGACTTGTTGCCGAGCAGCTCAGACTCTTCGTCTTTGAACAGCCGTTCGCCGGAATCGTCGCAGAGCGTCAGAAGCAGGAACCGAATGCGGAAAGACCGCATCTTCTGGTCGGCATAGCCTTCCTCGAAGCGGTCGCGGTCTGTGCCGCTGATCACGCGGAGGCAAACGTCGCCCTTCCACTCAGGCACGGCGTGCTTCTCAAGCCGAACGTCGTCGACCGCAAGGATGCTTTTACGATCTAGGGCCATGTCTCTACTCCGTTGTCATGTTCTCTTGATGTTTTGCGGCATCCTTGCCGGCTATGTGGATTTGAATTTAACTGCCTTGCCAATCAGTCACGCGAAACTTCGCTGACCCGCGAACAACGTCCCCGACCCTCACTGCCGTGCTGGCAGATTCGCAGACTACTCGCCGCGTGATCGAGTATGTAGACGAGGTGAACACTAGGTTGCCAACTTGCCTTACATAGCCCTGTGGGTCGCCGCCGGTCGAGATAAACTCGACCGTAAGCGATCCGCCTGACCACGCACCCGTTGGGACTAGGTAGATGCCGTCCCTCGAGTCGGTTACGGCCGACATATCGGTCATCTCCGCGACCGGCGTCTCGACAGATAAGCCGACGACCTTGCCGGCGAATCCGCCACGAAACGTGAAAGTGGCGGAAGTCGGTACAGGCACTGATCCGCACCTTCAGTGGTTACTAATACTGGAGCGTGGCCTGGGACTTGACCACATCGCCCACTGCGAACGTCGTGCTGCTGGACACGCAAGTCGCCGCTACGCCCGCTACACCATCACAGGTGAAGGTTCCCGACGTGCCAGCCCGAGGGCCATATCCGACGAAGTCCATCGTGGCCTGAAGGGGGTCTGACAGCGGCGAGACCATGTATTGCTTCTGCGTGTCCGAGAGTGCCGTAACATCGATCTGACTGCCGGATTTCTTGATTGAAACGCTCGTGGCGTAGTAGGCGGTCCCGCTGAATGTAACGCCAGTTTTGGAGAGTCCCACAGAATAGCTCCTTTGTGTTGCGTGGTGGGGTTAGTTCGACGCGCGAATCGTGCTGGTGAATGACTGAGCCTCGCCCACCTTGTAGGAAGCCTCGGAGGACATGACGGTCGCGCCAGTGAATGAGATCGCCCCCACGGTGAGTCCGCCAGAGATGTTACCCAGTTGCATCACTGAGCCGAAGTGGTTCACGGTAACTTCTGCCGCATCCTTCAGCCCGGCCTCAAACTTCTTCGAACCGCTCGACGCCAGGTCCGTCGTGTCGATGGTTGGGGCCGACTCGCTGATCGTCACGCTTGTTGCACCCGCAATGCCGGTAATGCTGATGCCTTGAGCTACTGGGTAAGCCATGTCTACTCCTCTGATTCAGACCAACGGATTTGGTAAAGCTGCCGGACTTCGTATGCGGGGGGGAGCTGGGCTCCCACGGCTGTCGGATCGAGGAAGTCGTCCGTCTCCGAAACGAGCCTCATATCACTTATTGTAACGCCTGCCAGCGTCCCGGTTCGTCCATCCAAAGCGATTCTGACCTCGTCGGCAAGTTCCCTCGCTGCGTCGTAGTAGAGAGCCCACGAGGCGATCTGGAGACTTACCACCGGCAGGAACAGTGGCCCTGACAGTGCCGATTCCCGAGAGATGTTATTTCTTTTGTAGATGCAGAACGGCAGCGTGGCCGTCTTCGGCACGGCGATCGGGTAAATCTGGAATCCGACGAGTCGTGCCACCGCGGGGGTAGTCGCGAGCCGCTGGTAGACGTGCTTTTCGGGTGAGAGTATCACGATGACAGCCTATCTATCGAGTTCTGGATGGCATTCTTGAGCGTATTGAACACAGCACCCTGCTGCTCCTTGATGGTCTGCTCCATCGCGTGCTGGGCCGGCATGGCAGCCAGCGTGTCGCCTGGGTGCATGACGATTGGGTGCGACTCTCCTGGGGCAGAGCTGCCGAAGTCGTGCGGATAGCCGCTTCCACGCCTGGCATCACGGGTGGCTTCGTTGATGCTGCCCATGAGGAAGTAATAGCCCTTCGCCATGTTCGCGAATTGCTTGTTGTTGAAGGTGCCATGCCGCTTCATCTTCCCGTTGATCATCTGGTGGACGTTCAGGTACGTCCTACGGCCCTTCGTTCCAGGCAGACGGCGATCGGTTCCCCATTCCACGAGCCAGGCATGATTTCCAGATTCCTTGCCCTCGCTGCTGGCCGTCGTACCCGACTGCCACGGGCCGACGATTGCGACAGCCGCCGAGTCATACGTCTTCGTGTCGATTCGGACGGACGCCTTCAGGTTGCCGGTCACGTCGCCGACCTTAGCCTGGTAGCCCTTTTCGATGTGCGCAGCAGCCTTCCTGACCGCCTGCTCAAGAGCCTTCGGCTCCCCCAGCTTCTCGGCCAGCTCCTTGAGCCTCTCGGCCAGCTCGCGGATGCCGAATGTTTTGACGGTGACGAAGCCCTCGGCGAGTGACTTGCCGGAACTGCCGCCGATCAAACGTGGTGCACCATGGCCCTGCGTGATCATGCTGCGACCTCCCTGGCTAGAAGCTCGTGCACAGACCGCACCTCACGCTCCAAGACGCTGGATATCTCCATAATGCGGCCCCTCCACAGCAGTCTGTGCTGATGCGTCAGGCCGTCGAAGAAACGAATGCGAATCCTGTGCGTCACGAGCACGCCGGCCTGCTGGGCTGCGAAATAGTCTGCGGCCCGAACACCCATGATGCTGGCGGATACCGTGGCAACGTCTTCCCACGCGATCGTCACCTCGCCAAACGCACTCTGCTGATCCACAGACTTCTGGATCGTGACCTTCTCACGCATCTGGCCGGAATTGATCATGGTCAGCCCATCCAGAGAGCGGTGTAGGAGCCTGTGCCAGACGGTGCGGACACGGTTACCGTCGATGTCACCGGCAGGACGGCTACGCGGCCCGCAGACACGTCTATGCTGCCAGCCAGCCGCAACACGCTCGTGCCGGTGTTCTTGACTACAAGCGTCGACAGGGGTGTCACACCGACGATCTGTACGGCGGCTGTGCCAGCGGAGCCCGAGATCGTATGGGCCGACGACAGCGTCGGAGCCAGATGCTCAGACAGATTGCCGATGGTCAGCGTGGTTTCGCCGGCATCGTGGTAAACGGCATCAACGTCTATGCGGGCTCGCAAGCTCATCGGTAAACTCCCATGCTGGACGCGGCCAGCAGCGTGTCGAAAGTCTGTGGGACGGACTGAGGAGCACCAACGACCGCGGGCTGCCGCGAATCGAACCAGTGCGCCACCAGCAGCATCATCAGATGCTTCACGACCGGGGGGGCCGAGCGGCCGTCGTCGCCGTAGCCGGCCGTGTACCGCACCGTGACGGAGTTCTCGTCGCCCCGCGTTGCCGGCCACGAGCTGGCCCATAGCGGGTAGACCCGCCCCGGCAGGACGCTAGCGTCGACCTGGAAGTCGGGCGTGGCACTGGAGAGCGTGCCGAAGGTGCCGTCGCCCGTGCGGTAGGTAACCGTGACCGTGCCAGCCTGCATCGGCAGACGCGGAAGAACGATGGACCAGGTTGGAAACAGATCGTACTTTGCTTCCCAGACCGAGGTGCAGATCGTGATGTCCAGCACGTCCTCGACGTATTGCCGGGCCACGGCGATCAACGCCTGGAGGTAGAGGTCGTCAGAGTCAGTATCGACGCGACACTGCTGCTTCGCGGCTGCCAGGCTGATCGGCTCAACCGCCGGCTGCGTGATTCGCACGAGGCTGCGATACGGCGTAATCGTCGAAGTCGGCTTCTGCGGTGTACCGAAAATGATACTGTCCATCACTACCTCTTGGCCTTCGCCTTGTATCGGATATCAGCACGCTCGACGGTCGCATCGACCTCGGCAGTCTCAATCTCCTCGACTAGACCCCTGCGGATCAGCAGCTCGCACATGCCGCCCGGCCAATCGTCGAAGACCTGGCCTT